CCCCGATACAGCTTCACGTGGCGCTCACGGAATCAGACCGCGACCCCGACCAGGTGGCCCGTGACTTCGTGGAAGCGCACGTGATCGAGTCGCGTCGCCAGTTCCACGCGCTGCTTGATAACCCGTCGACGGACGTGCTGGGCGCCGTCGAGGAACTCATGGCCCGGTGGGACATCGAGCGGGTGAACACCATTCCCGACGCCGTGATGGCCGAGGAGCTTGCGCACCATGGACGATGAGATCCGCAGCGGGGGAGAAATCGGGATCGAGACGCGGGGGCTGTCGAAGCTCATCCGCGGGTACGCGATCGTCTTCGACCGGCTCTCCGAGAACCTCGGTGGGTTCGTCGAGCGGATCGCGCCCGAGGCGGTCGACCGGACGATCAGCGAGCGGGTGGACCTCCGAGCCCTGGTCGACCACGACGCCTCGAAGATCCTCGGTCGCCTGACGGCGGGCACGCTGCGCATCGCGAAGGACGCCCGGGGTTTGCGGGTGGAGATCGACCCGCCAGAGACCACCATCGGACTTGACATCGTGGAGTCTGTACGTCGCCGGGATGTGACCGGGATGAGCTTCGCGTTCCGCACCGTCAAGGACGGGTGGGATGAGAGCACGGACCCGCCCACCCGAACCGTGAGCGACATGATCATCCGGGAGGTGAGCGTTGTGTCCTTTCCGGCCTACCCGCAGACGGATGTTGCGCTCCGGTCGCTGGCGCTGCGCGGGGGGCCGCGCCGGCCGGCGCAGTCAGTGAGCGAGCGTCTGGCCGCGAGCGCGCGGCGGCGGTTCTGATGGGCTGCCCCCGTTGCGGCCAGGCCGTGGGGGCCTCCTCGAGGCCCGGCCGCCCGCGGGCGTTCTGCTCCGACCGCTGTGCCCAGGCCGAGCGCGATGAGCGCAAGAAGCTCCGGGGAATTTCCGGGGAGAACCATCTTGCGCCGCTCCGATCCGTGGCCGTAGAGTTCAGATTCAAGTGAACTGACCTGCTGTCCGTCGCGCGGTCCTGAGGGTTATCCCGTACGGCCACGCGGCGACATAGTGCAGTCCGCGCACGTTACCGGGCGCGGCTCACCGCTGAACCGACTGAAGCCATTTTTCAGTGGTTCGCCAGTGAGTCGCGCCCGTTGGCGTGTCTGCTCCCTGGCGGAACCGAAGGGGGCAAGGACATGATCGCGGAACTCAGTGAGAAGCGGAAGCGCCTTCACGAAGAAGCCACCTCCATCCTCCAGAAGGCGAAGGCCGACGGCCGGGATGTCCTGACCCCGGACGAAGAGCAGGCGTGGCAGAGCCGCGATCAGGCGGGCGAAGCCCTCGACCGCAACATCGCCATGTACAAGAAGCAGCAGCAGATCGAGGCGGCGCTGTCTGCCGTCGAGGAGCGGAAGGCGGACCCCAACCCGATCCAGCCAGCGGACGGAACCCGTCCGGTGTCGGCCCTCGGGATGCGCCAGCTTCAGCGGGGCCGCGAGGACTTCGAGACGGCGCTGCGTGGCTGGTTCTTGACGCCGACCGGCAAGATCGGCGAGCAGCACCGCTCGGCGGCCCAGCGAATCGGGATCGACCTGAGCGCGAAGGTGCTCGAACTGAACCTGGCCACCCGGTCCCTGCAGTCCCTCCACCCGGCCGACATTCGGGAGTGGGAGGCGCGGGCCCAGACGATCACGACGACGGGCGGTGGGTACACCATCCCCGACGAAGTGATGCAGGCTCTCGAGAAGGCGCTGTTGTGGTTCGGTCCGATGCGCCAGTCCTCGCGGGTCATCCGGACCGAGACGGGCGCGGATCTGCCGTTTCCGACCGTGAACGACACCAACCAGGTCGGCGCGATCCTGGACATCAACACCGTCGTGCCGGCCCAGGATGTTGTCTTCGGTCAGCTCGTGATGAAGGCGTTCAAGTACACGAGCAAAAATGTGCTCGTCCCCGTCGAGCTGATGCAGGACAACGCGGTGAACCTCCCGCAACTCCTGGGCGAGCTGCTCGGCGAGCGCATCGGGAGGATCCAGAACACGCACTTCACCACGGGGGCCGGCACAACCCTGCCGTTCGGGATCACCGTCCAGGCCACCGCAGGCCCGGCCCCGGCCGGCACCGTGGCCGGTGGCTTCACCTACCTGCACATGGTCGACCTCGAGCATTCGGTGGACATCGCGTACCGGCGGCAGGGCGCGAGCTTCATGATGAATGACGTCGTGGTGGCCCGACTCAAGAAGCTCCTTGGGACGGACGGCCGCCCGATCTGGCAGCCGGCGCAAGACGCGAGCATGTCCCAGGGCGCGCCGGCGACGTTGCTCGGATATCCGGTCTTCACGAACAACGACATGAGCGCGCTGACCACGAACGGCACGCGCGCAATCCTCTTCGGAGCGCTGCAGAAGTACCTGATCCGGGACGTCATCGGGATCACGCTCCTGCGGCTGGACGAGCGGTACGCGGACTTCCACCAGGTCGCCTTTCTCGCCTTCGCGCGCGCGGACGGCAACCTCCTGAACGCGGGGACGAACCCGGTGAAGTTCATGGCCTACACGACGTGATGGAGGGGCAGCCATGGCCGTCGCATCGCTGCGCATCCTCACGCGGATCTCGCTACACATCGCTGGGGTGGACTCCGTGCACCACAGTGGTGATCTCGTCGACCTTGACGACGCGATTCTTGACCTGATCAGTCGAGGACTCGCGGAGTTGGCGGTATGAAGATTCGGCTTCTGACGGATGTGTCGACCCGCGCCGGCTCGCACGAGGCCGGCGCGGTGCTCGATCTGGACGAGGCCCAGGGTCAGGCCATGGTGGCGACCGGCCTGGCCGAGGCTGTTCACGAGGTCCAGCAGGCGGCGAAGTACGAGCCTGATACCGCGATGCGTGGCGAGGCGCCCGAGCGGGCGACGCTGCCCCGCGGCCGACCCCGGTAGGGCGCGTGCCGCTCAAGGACACCGCGCTAGTGAGCCTGGACGAGGCCCACAGCTTCCTCGCGTGCGGCCCGGACCAGCATGCGCTGCTGCAAGATCGAATCAACGAGGCGTCGGAACTCGTGGAGTCCTGGTGTAACCGCCCGCTGAAGGCGCGCGTGTTCACGGCCGAGCGCGTTGAGGGGCCGTGGGGGCCGAAGCTCTACCCGCGGTTCCCCCTGGGCGCCCCGATCGACCGCACGGCCCCGGTCACCGTCACCGTGGACGGCACGGCCCAGACGGTCTGGAAGCTCGAGGCGGACGGCGACCGCTCCGACTTCGACGTACTCGTGCACGAGAATCATTTCTTCCGGCGCCAGGGCTGGCGCTACTGCTCGTATTCGGCGGACCCCTACAACGTCGTGCTCACCTACACGGGGGGCTTCGATCCGATCCCCGATGAGTTGAAGCTTGCGTGCTTCTACGTGCTGCAACGGATCTTCGGGGCCGACCAGCAGAAGGGGCTCACCGACGTCGGTTCGCTCTCCTCGCCGGGGGGCAATATCGCCTTCACCCAGCGCGGGTTCGTGATGCCGGGGCCAGCGGTGGACATCCTGCAGCGGTACGCGATCCCGTCGGTGGCGTGATGCTCCGGTTTGAGATCCGAAAGACGGGCGCCCTCCCCGATCCGGCTGCGCTCACCGAGCAGGTGAGGGTTGCGGCAAACCAGATAGTCGAGCTGTGGTTTCGACGCGCGTTCATGAACCTCTCCGGCCGCGTCGTACGGTCACGCTCGGGACGTACGGCGCGCGGGCTCCGGGCCCGGGTGGCTGTCCAGGGATCGGCCGTGGTCGGCGGCGTGGGGACCGATTGGTTCGTGGGGCACATTCTGGAGACGGGCGCGCGCGCGCATCCGATCGACGCGCTCCGGGTTGAGCGGCTCGCCGGGTTTGGTCGGCGGGCGACGAGCCGTCGGCGGTCACGCGCCCAGATCAAGGCCAACGCGCTCGCGTTTCAGTGGGGCGGCCGTACCGTGATCTACCGCCGGGTCAAGCACCCGGGTATCCGTCCTTTCCCGTGGGCGACGCGGGCGCTGCAGGAGAGCGAGCAGGAGGCGGCCGTGATCTTCGAGCGCGAAGTCAAGCGCGTGCTCGAGACGCGCGATCGCAAGCTTGCCGAGGTGCGGCGCCTTGGCTGAGCCCAAGCGCGCCCGTGCGCTGCTGGCCATCGTCGCCCTCCTCCAGGGC